CGGAAACGTCCGGGTCGCGCATGTTTGAAAGCCATGTCATGACGGCCATGTGCGCCCCTTAGAAGTTGTAGGTGGGTGCGGATTTGTAGGCATCCATCCAAGGATTCGCCTGCCCCTGCGGAGACCCGCCGAGCATTCCGAGTCCGGTATTCACTGCACCCGAAAGGCCAGACAGCGCACCGAGAGCGGAATTCGATTGTCCGATAGTTCCTTGCGCCGATGCGTTGCCCATGTCGCCGTACATGCCGGAAACGGACTGCGCGAGACCAGAACCGAGCCCGGCCATCGTCTTGCTTGCGTCCATACCGGACTGCGCCAAGCCGCCGTAATTCTTGAGCCGGTCGGACTGGTATCCGTAGTCGCGACCGTACTTCTGTTGGGCTTGATCGTTCATCATCTGGCTATTCTTCTGCCACCGGTCGAAGGCACTCGAATAGCCCTGGTTGGCGATGTTCGCGGTATTTGCCTGCAAGGACTTCGCGAGACCTCCGCCCATGCCGCCCTTAGCCATTGCGGACGCCTCCAGAGCCTTGTTTGCCTCCTGGATCGCGTTGGCGACCGACGGATCTTTCCACCGGTCGAACTGGAATTCCTGCTGCTGGTATCCGAATTCAGGCTGTTGCTGGCCTTCAAGCATCCCCTGGTATTGCCCAAGGGCTTGCGTTCCGGCCTGCTGGTACGGCTGGAAGCTGGCCGCACTCTTGTCGTACATCCCTTGCGAGAAGTCGATTCCCTGCTGGAGTGCGGCGCGCTGCTGTGCGGCGGCGCGACTGGCTGCGGAACTGCCGATCATCCCGCTAATTCCGCTGGTGAGGCCGCTCAAAGCTGCCCCGGTGAGCCCGAGTGTGACAGGGTCCATCTTATGTCCTTTGGTCTGTGTCGATCATGTACCACCCGCGCACGATGACGCCCGTTCCGCTTGCGATCCCGACCGAAAGCGCTCCGGCGACAAGGTTGATTCTGGTTTGCGTCGAGCCTTCCAGCCGGTCAAGCCAGCAATCCGCCACCGGTGCGGCTGGGAGCGGGAAAGGTTCAGTTCGCCCGTCGCCGTTGTACTGGATGAAGACGATATTCCCGTGGAGGACGGCCCGGAAGCCTGCGGAAACCGGGTTCGCGGTCATGTTGCGCAGGATCTTTCCTGCATCACGGAAATACAGTTGCCACGGGAGCGGGATCGGCGCGCCTGGAGCGAACGGCGTCGAGATCGGAGCGTCGCCGAGTCTCATCGAGCTAGCACGTCGCCGTCGATCAGAAGGCCGACGAGAATAGTTTCGACGGGGTCCGTTCCGGAGATCCGCCACACGCGATTCCGAGAGGAGCCGAGTACCGGAAGAAGGGAACGGTAGGCGTATTGGCCTTGGCGACCAGTCTTGACTAGGCGCTCTTGGCTCCACGTCTTGCCTGAGTCGTTGGAATAGGCGAGCATGATCGAAGGATCTTGCCCGACACCTTCGTCTGTGTTGAGCGTGGTTCCATTGCCCTGCTGCATCATGATCTGAGCCGACTTGTACCGGACCCATCGCCCGTCTTTGAATCCGATGGGAGTCGTCTTGACCCACTTGATGTAGTTGACACCGATGCCGTCTGGATTCTCGTTGGAGTGATTGAGCACGTCGAGCCAGTAGTAAGCGTCCGTCTGCCCGTCGCCGAAGATGTTCATCGACCAATTCTCGGTCGTGTATTCGCCTCTCCAGCGGTGTTCTAGGCCGGTTTCGCGCTCCAAGTAGGTGCGTTCGTGCCATGCGCCCGTTACGACATCGTAGGCCAGCGTCCGGTCTGCATTGAGGAAGTGGAAGATTACGAAGGCGTGACCGGCCTGAGCGTAGACGTAGGCGCGGCAATCGTCGTACTTGGCAAAGGATTGAATGATCTGCTCGATGCCACGGGTGGAAACGCGCTTCGGCTGGAAGTCAGATCCGCACCCGAACACGCCGACCGTTCCGTTGCGATCCGACCCGAGCCAGTAGACCACACCCTGGTAATTGGCATGTGCATCTTTGGAGGCGATTCCCATCTGAATGATGGCGTTTGGCATCCGCGCCCAAAGCTGGGTGGCGACATCGCCGGTATCGTAGTGGACTTCGCAGGAGTTCCGGCCAAAGAGGAAGAGGAGATTCGAGGTAGCGTCGAGCGCCAGAATGTTGTCGGTGTCTCCGACCTTCTTCCCGAACTGCAAACCGTTCCAGTGGTGCATAACCAGCGGCGCGTTTGGGTCGATGGCCTGTGGCTGGTAGAACAGGGTGGACCAGTAGTAGTCGTAGGAAAGCGCCTTGTTCACGATGAAGTAGCCATCGAGGCACTTGACGTGCGTGGGTGCTGCGGTCGGGTCCAGAACGCCAGGGAAGTACTCGTCGGTGATCGCGGTAAGTAGCGAGGTGTCGAGCTCAAGGATGTATCCGGCTTTCCCGTCAACGATGCACACTTGGAAGCCATTTTCGGCGAACCGAACCGGGCCGCTCGTGCTGCTGAGGGTTCCGCGAACGACGCGAGACCCGTTCTGGTAAAGCTCCCAAAGCGTCGAGCCGTTGGCCGCGAAGGTGCGCCCGTCCGAGGTCGTGAACAGGCCACGGCATCCCGCCGAACCAGTGCGCGTCTGCGGCCACGTTGCGCGAAAGCCGGGGATCCGGATCGCGTAGTAAGGCACCTTCGCCGTCTCCGATGGGCTCTGCTCGATGTACAGATTCTTGCACACCTCGCGGCCCACCGAGAAGTATGGCGATACGAATGGCTTGTCGCCGATGGGAATGGTTGTGAACACCTAGACGGTCCGGCCTGCCCAAGTCCAATAGCTGGACGCCTGGGTCGGCATGAGGTCGGAAACGGTATGCACGTTCCGCATGTTGTTGTTGAGGCGCTTGATGCCCGAAAGCGCTGTGTGGTACTGCGCGAGCACGTCTTGCTTCGACATGACCGCTTCTTGGCCTGCCGGCATGTGCGGCCACAAGCGGAGGGCCACGCCCGGCACAATTGCGGGGCTGTAGATCTCGTCTAGGGTCGTCTCGTCCTGGATCGTCGCGATGGTCGGGATCTTCTCGAATCCAATGATCCGAATCGTGGTGCCAACCATCGGCTTAGGCCAGAATTGGATTGTCGAGAGGGGCCGTTGCCGGTCCCAATAGGCGTAGTACGAGATCCCAGGCGTTTCTTTGTTGAAGACTCGCTGGTATTCTTCGAGGGTCTTCAAGACGCAAGGAAAGACGCTTGGACCCATCTCAAGGGTGATCTGGGAGATTTCCATCGGGTTCGTCGCGAGGTCGCCGGTTGGCCCTAGCGTGATCGAAGCGTTTCCGAGGGAGGCAAAGGAAAGATTGGTCTGGGTCGGGTTGTAGATCGACTTCGTGGACCACTCAAGCACAAGCCGATTGAAGCAACGGACAGCGAGGGCGGCGGCATCTGGATCCACCGACTCGCCAAAATCGCGGAAGCCTACGATGCCAAGCGCATCCACCAAATCATCGTAGACCTTCACGCCTTAACCCGCCAGCTTCGCGAGTTCGGCTTTCAGCTTTTCGGCCCCCCATCGTTTGTCGATCTCGACACCAGCGGCCACGAGCTTTTCGATCAGCTCTTCCTTGGTGGGCTCGGTCGATGCGGGAGCTTGGGCGGCCTTGAAGTCTTCGACCAGCTTAGCTGCGGCCAACTCTTCGGATTCATCCGCGAACACGGCCCCGACGATTTCGCCGCCGATGACGGTCGATCCGCACTTGGGGTAGTCCTGGTGGTAGTAGGTCGGTTGAGCCACTTTGCGGCCTCCAATGACGTTGTTTTGGTTCATGAGAAGAAAAGGAAGGCCGGGAGTCGAAACCCCCGGCCAGGGCCTTAGTACACCGATGCCACGAACTCAGGCAGGTACACCACAGCGCCCACATAGGCCTTCATGATGTGGATCTTGCTGAGGGTGTACGGGTCGTGCGACTCGATGATCGCCACGTTGATCCCGTTGATGTTCTCCTGAGCCTGGAAGTCCAGATTCTTGGGGAGAGCGATCTTCGGGGATGCGCCGATGATGGCCTTCCGGTCGAACACCAGCGATGCCTGGGGAGCGGTCGCGCTCGACACGATGGCGATCGTTGCGCCGTTGGCAGGGATCGCGGTCACGTTCTGGTAGGCGTTGGGCGATCCACCGGGGCCGATCAGGGGTTCCGACAGAGTCAGGGTCGCAGCGCCACCGGTGACGGTCGCCGTGGAAACCACGGTGAAGGTTGCCTGGATGCCGGTGTCCACGAACGTGTCGGGGTGGACCCAATTGATCGCTGTGCCGCTGTTGGCGAGGCGGATCTTGGTTCCAGCGGGAACGGTTGGCGAGGTCCATCCGGCGGTGATTAGGCTCCATGTCTGAGTCCAGACGGCTCCGGCGCTCTGGTTGGCTCCGTTGACGGTCACGGTGCCGGTAGCGGTCACGCGATCCGAGGGAAGCAGCGGCGAGCGGTAGAAGTCGAACCCGGCGAACTGGCCCATCATGCCCTGACGGTACAGCTTTTCGACGGCCTTGGTGGGATTGAACAGCGAGAGCTGGCCCACGGTGAGCTGAGTCGAGAGCTTTTCCGAGACGATGGCGACAGAATCACCGTCATCCTCGCGACCACGGGAGTTCAGAAGCTCCTGGGCGGATGCGAAGGCGTCACGGGCTGCGGTGCCGGTGGACGGGGAGGCAGGATTGCCGACCACGTTGCCGGAGTACAGCAAGGCCAGATTCCCGATGTAGGTGTCGATCTGGTTGCGCAGCTTGCGGGCGGCGGGAGCCAAGTGGCGAGAGACAACCTGTTCCTTCGACAGCGCGAAAGTCGCGTCGTCCAGCGAAATACCGAGGTTCGCCTCGAACGCACGACCGACGGTCAGCGTGACGAGAGGTTCGGTGAAGCTGGTGAGGGTCTGAGCGCCGACGGGGACGGATCCATCGGTCAGCACGCCGCGAGACGAGGTCTCGACGCGAGCGGGACGGCGATAGGTCTTTGCGCCGCCGATATTCTCGGAGGGCGAGAAGTCGTCGGAACGCCAGTCGATGTTCTGGGAGATCTTGCCGGTCTGCGAGAACTGGAAGAATGCTTCCTTCGCGACAAGTGTCTGTTTGCCGAATGTCTGGGCCATGATTGGATTCCTTGAAGATATGGGTGTTCGTGGTTGCGACCTTTCGCTACACCACGAACTCCGGTCAAGAAATCCGTGAGCAATCTCCCCGGTTCACCGCCGAGGGAGCGGGAGGCGTTGCCTCAGTCCTGAATATACAACTATCTCGACATTTCCCGCAAGCGCCTGCGGTTGTATTCATCCTGGGTCTCCTGTTCTGGATCCTTTCGGCCAGTTCCGCCGCCTCCGACGACCTTGGGAACGTGCTTGACCTGGGCTGGCGCGGCTCCCGATGGCTTGAACGCCGCGACCGGCGCGGGAGTCGCCACCGGCGTAGGCTGCGCGGCTCTCGCCTTCACCTGGGCCTTGAGTTCGCCAAGGAGCGCGATGGACTCGACCGGATTTCCATTGACGAGCTGGGCGATGTACTCCTCGTTGCAAGCGACTTCGAACGATACAGCGGGGGGGAGCTTCATCAGCATAGTTGCCACTGCCGGGTGCATCGATGGGCCGAACTGGTCGAGGTGACGAACGGCGTCGATGATCTCGGGGTTCGTTTTTGCCTCTTCCTGCACGGCGGCGGCATAGTTGTTAACGAGGCTCGCCACTTCGCGCTGGTGAGTCTCGACGCGCTGCTTTTCCTCGAATCGACGCTCGATGTTCCGGGTCAAAACCTCGTCGCGTGCCGCCAAATATGCAGGGCCGTCGAACTCTCCCGCCTCGTTGACGAACTTCGACCGATCGATCTGGTTCGGGTCCGTGATCTCCTGCTCCTGCGGGATCCGGGATTGCATCGCTGCGAGTTGTGCGCGCGCCTCTTCCAGCGCTCTTTTTTCCTCGCGAAGCTCAATCCGAGTCGCGGCAAATCTGGCATTAGGAATGCCGCCTTGCGTTCCGTCTTCGCCTTCCTTGGGCGTCCACGGGCGTTTCTGCTGCTCGGCTGGCTTGTCTTCCGGCTTCGCTTCGTCGGCTGGTTTGACGTAGACGTCCGGCTCGTCGTTGAGTTCGTCCGCTTCGAGTGCGCGGCCCGTCTCATCAACCTCTCCGGCGACCCGTGCCTCGTTGTATTGTTCCTGGGTCATTTCCTCGACTGCGACTGGATCAGACATTTTCCATTCTTTCGGTTAGGGAAGCTCCGTTCCCGGTTGGCTGGCGGCTTTCCGCTGTTTTGTCGTGGCTGTGCTCGGTTTCGATGATCTTGTGGACGTGTCCCGCCGACATTTTTTCCATTTCGTTCGCGTGCTTGACTTCTTCGAGCTGGATTGCGCTTTGAGCCTTTACCTGTTCAGCCTCGCTTTTGTCGGCAAGCCGTGCCTGGGCCTCCTGGTACTTCTGGACAACCTCGTGAAGCTCGGCGGTGATCTTCTGCAAAGCCTGCTTGAGTTCGTCCGTCTGCTGCCCCATGAGCGCCATTTGTGCGGAGCTGTCGCCCTTGTTGGCGAGGTACTGCTGGAGCTGCGGAGGAAGGAGGACGGTCCACATGTCCGAGATGTCTTCCGACCCTGGAATAGACATGAGGCGCAACGTCATCGCCATCACGACCGGCGCGTATTGCGGATTGTTCCGGGCGATTTCCAGAAGCGAGTCGATCAACGCCTCCCGCTGCGATCCGTACGACACGCCGGTGGAAATCGTAACGCCATACTCTCCCTTGAACAGGTCTTCGAGGTCGTCGCCTTCACCGAACGCCGCCGACGATACAGAGCCGTCTTCACCGAGGATTTGCCGCTGGCGTCCGTCGTTGTAGTAGTGCGGGAGGAGGTCGAGAAGGATCTCGGTTTCCCGCACTACCGCATCGTTGAGCGCTTGCACGAGGTAGTAGGTGGCTACCTGGGATTGTGCCTGTTGGAGCTTGACCGACTTCCCAGAGGCAGGATCAAGCATCATGCCCTGGGCAGGGTTCACGCCGACAATCTGCGTGATGACTTGGTAAGCCTGTTGCGCTGCCTCGAAGAACGCGACCGGTGTTTCCCCGGCTCTGATCTGGTCGATCTTCGCGCCCTTCTTGTACCGGAGGATCGAGATGGCTTCGACGTTCGACCGGCTCCATTCCGCCTCGTGGCCTTCGACTGCATCCTCTTCGCCCATGAAGTTCGCTTTGGGCATCCGCGAGATGAAGTCGATAGCTTCGGTGCGGAGGTAGTCGATCTCGTTTAGCGGCTCTTTTATGTCGCGGATCATCCCGGCGAAGTGCCATTTCTCGTCGATGTATCGGAACTCACCGGTCATGACTGAGAACGGAATGAACTTGCCTGGGTAGTCCAGATCAACGTGCAATAGCTCATTGTCATTGTAGAGGTACTGGATAACCTTTTCGTCCTCGACGGTCCACATTTCCCGAACGGTCACGAGGTCTTTGTCGTCCACCGGGAATTCATGCTCGGGAAAATCTTTGCAGAACTGTCGCCCGGTGATGACCTCGGAATATCCGATCCAATCTGCGTCTTCTAATAAAAGCGGGTTCGCGTTGGGCGCGAGGATCAGCCGCGACGTGTCGTAGATCGGAATCACACGCAATTCGACATCGCCATTCCGCATCTTCTTCGGGAGGATCCGCACGGCACCAACGCCACCCTTTGCCGCCGACTCCAGCGCGTGAAGCCGTGCCCGGTGCGCGTGGCTCTTGTCCTCGATGTGACGGATGAGACCTGCGCGCTTCTTTGCGCCTTCGAGCGTTCCCGACGAGACGGGAGAGATCTTTCCCGCCGGTGGAGCCTGTCGCACGGCACCGGTGAGCACGCGAAGGAATGCCGGGGCTACGTTGTAGGTGAAGGACGGCCGCCCGTTCTGCTGCCTCTTCGCGGCCATGTTGCCCCAATGATCGCCGTTGGCATATCGGGTATCCTCCTTGCCTTCGGCGTGGATCGTGTCCCACAAGGCCCGGCCCATCGTCTCCATTTCCTTGAGGTCGGCCAGCTCCAATTTGCCGTAGGTGACCTCGTCGGCTTCGTGCTTCGCGTTCTCGTCGTCCATTTTCACCCCCATGAGTTAGATGCCACCAATCTAATCGGGTTGACACTTCGGCGGCGCACGATGATAGTCGCGTACGTCAACGCAAGCGCGTCCGCTTTATCTGGACTCCCCCCGTGCCGTTCGCGAATAGCGTCTTTATCCTCAAGCATCAGCCTTTCTGATATCTTCTCGTAAGCTGCAAGGGGCCACACAAGCTCCTCGCAAAGAGCTTGATCATTTGGGAGATCAACGCCAGATTCAAGCGCGTCGCGCATATTTCCCCACATTTCGGCGCGTTTGTTCCTGTACTTCGCTTCGTTCAGAGCCTTTTCTGACGCTTTTATATCAGCGATCATTCCGGCCCCAAGCATTCGCCGCAATTGGTCAACGACTGGCGCGCCCATCCCAATCCCATCAACACAAATTATATCTGGCTTGTTTTTCGTGTTGTTGTATTTCTGCGCTATCATGTCGCAAAGCCTCATCGTATCGGTTTCGCGGAATGCTTCGACAGAGTGGACCTTTCTTCCCTCTCTGATCGCAAGAGCGCTCTTGTCGGCACCATCGCGAGCGACGTCAAGGCCCCACGCTATAGGTTCCCCTTCAGCTACAAATGCATCCATTGCGCGGCATTTCGCCACAAGCTGCCCTGTTATGAATGCGCGGAACCCAGAAACGTCCGGGTCATTGTAATATTCTTGCCGGTAAATCGCCGTACCTAGATCTTCGCCCCACCGAGCGATCAACTGGTCTTTGATCTTCTTTAGCTGCTCTTTCGAAAAAACATCCGTATCATCTACTGTTATATCAGCGAAATACCAATCTGGATCCGTCTTTGCATATTCGCCCAATTGATAGAACCAATTGCGACCACGAACGGTCGAGATAAATATTACCCACCCGCCAGACTCCTCAACCATTGGTTGCATGTAGTCCCACGCTTCCGGAGCCGCCAGCGCCGCTTCAGAGAATACAAGGCCTCTAGGGCCAGCACCAACCAGCTTGTTGAAGCTATCTGACCCAACGACCTGCCAAGTCGAGTTTGAAGCGAATTCGAGGAGCATTTCATCATTTCGGGTCTTGCGGCGAATCTCATGCGGGAAGGCTTGATCAATGCGCCTTCGCCCCGTGTGAGCGTCCACAGCATCCCAAATAGCCTTCCGCCCTTGCGAGTACTCCGGGAGGCAATGCCAGTACATCCCTGGCGTTTGAATGCTTGAGACTGCGCCGAAATTCAACGCGACATCATCCTTTCCCCATCGGCGGTGAGCGCGAACGACTGCGCGCCTCCCTCCATTAGCCAAATACTTCCACAAAGGAAGCTGATCGGCTCTTGGGTCCCAGTTATTAGGAAGGCTGATTTGCGGCATAGTTTTTTATGACTACAGTAAGCGGGGCGTCTTTGTCGCCAGATGTCGGTGGGCCGTCCACGTTGTCGAGACAGATCTTAATCGCTCCAAGGTCGCCGCTAGCCGCAAGCTGAAAGAGCTTGGAGGAAAGGAATTCGCCCTTTGTGACGACCTTGACAGAGCCGTCTTTCTGCGGCACCTCGACAGTTTCATCCATGCTTGCGCGAAGGCACCCTCGGATTGAGATTCCTTTTTTTGGCGCCCCTTTTGGGTTTCCGCTTTGCCCTGGTTGAAATCTAGCCATGGATTGAATATACCTAAAACGGCGCTTTTGCGCCTGTTATCCTCTGTTCCGCTTCCTGTTCTTGCCCTGTTCTAGAACGGGAGATTGTCGCTTGGCCTTGTGTAAATCATCCGATTCGACCGAGAGATTGCCGCCTTCTCCTGCGCGGACTTCTGAATCTTGGTCCCGCTTGTATTGCCGTTCGATCCGTTCGCCATTGATTGCCTCCCAAAGTTTCGCCCCGCGAATCCCGCGATTGATGGTAAAATACGTCTCCAGAATCCTATCCGCCACTTCGTTGTGGAAGTCGTGGAGCTCAGCGTTCTCTTCGATGCATATCTGCTCGATGCACCCTGAACTTCTTAGGTTCGCGCTTCCGTGAATCGTGAGCTTTGCGCCGCCGGTCGTTCGACCTGGATTGTCTTGCAGTGCGTATCGGCTACGGCGAGCTGGAACTGGTACGGCGCGTCATGGTAGTCCAGCGATTCGTAGAGGTACGGAATCAGGCTTTGCCGCTCGTGGCTGTAGAAGTACATCGACACGATGAGATCGAGCTTTTCGCAGTATCCGAGGTCGCAAACATCCTTTAGGGCCTCGATGCAACTTTGCGACATCGAAAGGGTTGTGATCGTGATTCTTTTGGCCTTGACCATGTTATCCATGAGCAGGGCACGCAGGAAGTGCGAGAACATGAAATTTCCCGACACAATGCAATGAACCCGCATCCCTCGTTCCAGCTTGATTCGCTTCACGAGGTCGCTAGCGTTCTTCTCCCGAATCATTCGCTGATGCATCTGCTGGTGATACGCTGGCTTTATGATTCGCGATTCTATCGAAAGATCTAATCCGGAATCGAGGTTGAATGCGCCAATGTCTAGGCTGAAATCCAGCCCGACATCGCCGACTGAAAGGTCAAGATCCATGAATCTCCACCGCCGCCCCATCCTCCCGAATCGCGACCATCTTCCCGTCATCCCATCCCAGCACGCGCCCGATGCGCTTTCCTGCCTCGTCGCGATCCGTGCGCAGGTAGGTCAGCGCGTGGCCGGGGTGGATGCGCTGGAGTAGGCCGAAGTCCGAAATTGGCTGGTTCATGCTTTATCCTTCACCGCTTGATTGATCCATTCGACCGGATCCGCACCGACCGGAATATGGTCTGCTGAGATCTTGAGCCTCGATGGCGCAATCCCGACGATCCGCCCCTTAAATATCCCCATTGGCCCGAATTGGATTTCGTCGCCAATATTGATCTGACTCGCTTCTTCGGACACGTTGATGGAATGGACGGGCGCACCCTCTGGCTTGAAGAAAAGCGTCCACGGCGTTTCGATGCGGTCGCTCACCTCCGACACCCCCATACCTTCCGAATCCCCGCGAACCCGCCCACCACGTCCGCCAGCTCCGTCACCGAGCACGCCGTATTCGACGCGACCCACTCCGTCTCAAAGTGCCGCGCTGCCGTACCGTCTGAGCAAGTCGCCCCGCTATCCGTTGGGGTGAATGCGACTCCTGGCGGCTGGATCCGCGCCCGGCACCACGTACCGAACGCCCGTTCCCGCTCCGCGAGTCCGTACGGATCCACCCCCTCCTCACTCGTCACGCACCCCACCAGCGCGAATGCGGCGATGGCGAGAATTCCGCTTGCTTTGCTCACAGGAAATCCCTCCCTGCTATCCGTAAACAGATCGAGAGCCCAAAAATCCTCG